GATGTTGACGACATAGACGAACTAGAAGAAATACTTAACTCAAACAATCAAAACAATTTACCTATAGAGTTTTTTGCTGTTGACCAAGAACGTGAAGATCCAAATGAATGGATTAGTGCAGAAGCTGGCATAGACAAAGATGGTAAATTTATGCAAGTGTATTTGTTTACAAAGAATCTTGCAGGCAAGTATGGTCCAAAAACTTTCAAACAAATCGTAATGCGTATGCTTGCACACGAAACTATCCATTGGAATCAGTATACCAAGATTGGCTTGGACAGAGTTAACAAAATGAAAAGTGGTCACCAAAAAGGTACCGAGTTAGCAAATAAAACTGGAGATCCTAAAGATTGGATGCGTGAATATTTGCGTGATCCACATGAACTTATGGCATACGGCAGTGACCTTGCTAGCGAAATAAAAGATACTGATAATCCAGAACAAGTATTACGAAACCCAGAAGCATATAAAAATGATTTGCCTAGTTATGCTAGGTATAGAACTGTTTTCGAACCAAGCAGTAAAGAAATTAAACAACTGCTCAAGTACACTGCGGATTATTATAACGGATAAATATTAGTATGGCACAGAGAGATGATTTAACAAAAGAGATTGAACTACGATTAGGTGGTCAAATGGTCGATGTAGAACTTGACCCTGAGCATTATGAATTGAGTATTGATAAAAGTTTTGAAAAATACAGACAACGTAGTGAAAATTCAGTTGAAGAAACATTTATTCCACTAGAGGTAGTAGTAGATACTAGTGACTACACATTAGATAATAGTATAGTTGACGTATATGATATCTATCGTCGTAGTAGCGGAACATTAACCGGTAATGGTGCAGATATTGAACCATTCGAAAGTGCATATTTAAATAGCTATCTATTACACAGTGGCAGAGCAGGCGGAATGGCTACATTTGATGCTCTAAGTCAGCATAGAGAAACACTAGGTAAATTATTTGGTGAACAGATTATGTTTACTTGGAACACTGTTACTAAAAAACTATTTCTTCAAAGAAAAATTAAATCAAAAGACACATATTATCTACATGTTTATAAACAACGTAGTGATGAAGAACTATTACTAGATCCATATAGTGGTCCTTGGGTTAAAGATTTTGCACTAGCACATGCTAAACTAATGCTAGCAGAAGCAAGAGGTAAGTTTAATACTATTGCTGGACCACAAGGCGGTACAAGTCTTAACGCAGACGCCCTGCGTAACGATGCACAAATGGCAATGGACAAACTAGAAGATGACCTCAAATACTATGCTGAAGGTCAAATGGGCCTCGGCGTTATTATTGGTTGACTTTTCTTAAAATTTACGCTAAACTGTAAAAAATAACAATTTACGGAGTAGCGTATGATAATTGGTATATGCGGTTTAATCGGCAGTGGTAAAGGAACCGTTGCCGATATTTTAGTAGAAAATCATAACTTCGAAAAACTTAGTTTTGCTGACAAACTTAAAGATGGTGTAGCAACTGTATTTGGTTGGGATAGAGATTTATTAGAAGGTGATACTGATCGCAGTAGGATATGGCGAGAAAAAGAAGACACATTTTGGACTAAAGAAACTGGTCAACTTGTTACACCTAGATTAGTGTTACAATTATTTGGTACAGATTGTATGCGTAATGGATTTGATGATAGCATATGGGTAAGTCTTGTTAAACAACGTATAGTAGACAATCCAGATAATAATTGGGTAATACCCGATGTGCGTTTTCCTAATGAAATGGATATGATACAAGAAATTGGAGGTCAGGTTTGGCAAGCAAGACGTGGAGATTTGCCAGTTTGGTTTACAAATTGTAGAGATAACAATGTTAAACCAGAAGATATACACCCAAGTGAATGGGCATGGATATTACCAGATGAAAAATTTAATCAAATTATCTATAACGATAACACACTAGAAGATCTGCTAATAAAAGTTAAAGAAATCATTAAGTGCTAGGTTAACCTCCGTAACCCCCTAGATATATAGTGGTCCTGGTAAATACTACTAGCAAATTACTTTAGAGGAGCGATAATATGGCATTAGTCTCAGCAGGTGTTGAAGTTAGTGTAGTAGATGAAAGTGCTTATGGTGCCCCAGGTGCTGGTACAGTACCACTACTACTAGTTGCAACACGTCAAGATAAAACAGATCCAACTGGTAGTGAAGCGGACGGTAAAGCTAAATTTACTAAATCAGCACAAGCAGGCAAGGTAGTTAAAGTTACTAGCCAGCGTGAGTTGTCACAGTTTTTTGGTAATCCAACTTTCACTAAAAATGGAGTTTCAGTTGTACAAGGTAGTGAAACCAGCGAATATGGTTTAATGGCAGCGTACAGCTACTTAGGACAAGGCAATCAAGCATTTGTTGTAAGGGCAGATTTAAATCTAGCACAATTAGAACATAGTACAACTGCACCAACAGCGGTGTATAGTACTGCTAACACACTTTGGTTAGACACAGATGCAAGTAAGTATGGTATCCACCAGTGGAACAACACAACTAGCAAATGGGTTAACAAAATTCCAGCAGTTGAAATTAACGTAGATGATGGAACTGATGTTGTTGGCGATGTACACACACCAGCTACTGCTGCAAGTGGCGCAACAGATGGAACATTCCTAGTTGTAGTACACGTTGATAACGAAGCATCAGTGAGTGGCGCACGTCAAATGAGTATTGAATACTTTTATGGTGTAGCTGGCGCATGGGAAGTTATGGACAGCGACAGTGACATGACTGGCGCAATTGGTGTAACTTATGATGAACACTTCAGTGCACCAGCAAGTCCAGCGGCTAATGATGTTTGGATTAAAACAACACGCCCAGGCAACGGTTTAGCACTAGCACTAAGCACACACAATGGTACAGCATTTACATCTGCTACAGTACAAGGTATTAGTACTACACAAGCTGACGGTGCAGGAGCTATTGGTGATTTTGTACCACAAGATGGTTCAAGTACAACTGCATTAACTACAGGTACAGCTACAGTAGGTCAATATTTGTTAGACCAACAAGCAAATACTAAAGCTACTATTGTTATTAGAGAAATAACAACAGGTGGTGCAGTCGGTGATTTAACAGCAACTACAGTATTAGCACAATCTGCAACACCAACTGGCACATTAGCTACAGGTACATATTGGTTTACTAATCAACTTGATAAGTTAGATTTGTATGTAGTTACAGCAGGTAAGTTTTCACCTAAGGCAGGAACTTATAGCTCAACTGCACCAACAGGACCAAGCAGTGGTGATATTTGGGTAGACATTTCGCTAGCGGCAGAGAATCAAACTAACGAACGTGCTTATCCACACATTAAAGTTTATAATGGTAGTGCATGGATTTCACATACAAACTCAGATCAAACAACTACAACAGGTGTATTGTTTGCTAATATTACAGACACTGCTGCAGATGCAACAAATGGCGGTGATGCTACAGTTATTAGTGGTGGACCAAATCCAGCTGTATATCCAAACGGAATGGTTGCTGTCAATATGGGGCAGAGTCAAAACACAGTTCGAGCATGGAATGGAACTGCTTGGAGAAATGGCGTAAGCAATCATGCAGATGGTAGCGGACGTTTTGGTAGATATGCACAACGTGGTGTTATTGCAACTGCAATGCAGGCAGTAGCGTCAGGCACAGATCTCAGAGATCCACAATACAAGTACAGCTTGTTAGCGGCTCCAAATTATCCTGAGCTAGTAGACGAAATGGTAACACTTAATAGTGATAGAGGCGAAACAGCGTTTATTATTATTGACTCGCCAATGCGTAAAAATCCAACTGACGTTGTTAACTGGACTAAAAACAGTGGAAATGCAACAGAAAACGGAGAAGATGGACTAGTAACAAAGAACACATACAGTGCAGTTTACTATCCAAGCGGAAACACTACAGAACCAGTAGAAGGTAAAACTGTAGCTGTTCCACCAAGTCATATGGCACTATACACATATGCATACAATGACAATATTAGTTTCCAATGGTTTGCTCCAGCAGGAACTACAAGAGGTGTTGTACAAAATGCAAGTGCAGTAGGACACATTACAACAGAAGGTGAATTCAAAGCAATCAGTTTAACACAAGGTCAACGTGATGCTATGTATACTGATAAATTGAATCCAATTGCAACCTTCCCAGGGCAAGGAACAATAGTATTTGGACAGAAAACTCTGCATACTACTACTAGTAGTTTAGATAGAGTTAATGTTGCACGTCTAGTTGCTTACCTACGTGAAAGATTTGATGACATTGCTCGTCCATTCTTGTTTGAAATCAATGATGCACAAACAAGAGCTAGGGCTAAAGTAGTGTTTGAAAGATTCTTATCAGACATCCTTAGTAGAAGAGGTCTCAATGACTTCGCAGTAGTATGTGATGAAACAAATAACACACCA